GGCTCTGGGGCGCCGCAGGCTGCGGAAAAACAACCTCCGCAAACAGAGCCTATCCCGATGCCTATCTCAAGCCCATCAACAAATGGTGGGATGGGTATCAGGAAGAGGAGACAGTCATCGTCGACGACTTCGGAGTCTACCACCGGGAGCTCACTACCAGTCTCAAACACTGGTCCGACTTCCTTCCCTTTATCGCCGAAACTAAGGGAAGTTCGAGATTCATTAGACCTAAGAAGCTCATTGTCACCTCGCAGTACTCTATTGAGAAGATCTGGGAAGGCGACGAAGAAGCCCTTGCCGCGATCAGACGCCGTTTCACCGTTATTGAGAAAATCGCAGGACAAGATGTCATGCTGTAGCTTGATTTAGGGTTTAGGAACACTGATTTATATTCCACAGCGTAGCTAATTTCAACACTTCCCTTCGGAGATATTTTATTAAAATGTTTGAGCGAAGCGAGTTAGGCCGCCGGCAGGGCAAGGGTTTAGGCAAACTCCGTGGTGGTTGCCGCGTTCTCCGGTTCACCGGTATCCTCATCAATATGCCACTGTGCACCAAGTACAGTGGGAATGTTAAGTCCGATCTGCTTGTCGAGTTTGGGAAGAGTCGAGAGTAGTCGCCCGTAAAGTGTAGTTTTCTTTAGCCAAACCAGTTTGGTTTCAGAGAGACTCTGGTTACCAGCGGTAAAGGTTTTGGCGTTGTCTGCATCGACCAGTGTACCCCTGTGTACCACTAGCATGCGGTGACTTATTCCACGAATAAGGTTGAAGTTGGCGCAGTAAGTCAAATCAACAATGCGGTTACGCATGAAGGAGTAGGTAAATTTTGCCTTCTCTCCCGAGGTTAGGGTAACCTTGTACTTCTTCGTCCAGAAGTTTATGTTCCACTGTTTTTGTTCCGTTGGACTGACCCAAGGGGTCAGTCGGGATTCGACCGGTACGGAAGCTACCGGTCCCGCTTCCTGTCCGATTCCACTTGTCCAAATATTCATCGGGTCGTTGGAACTGATCTGAGTCGTTTTGTCGATTAGACAATAGATCTCAAGTTCCATAGTCGTAGGCGAACAGTTCATGAATTCGACTTCCGTCTTGCTCCCAGTGAACAGGAACTGTTCAGCAACGCGTCCGGTAACCGGCGCGACATCTTCGTTCAGGTTCTGATGGAAGGTGTTCAGATCGCTCCCAATGAGCGATTCGATGTTTTCTGCTCCTTGCAGACCTACGGCGGAGACACTTCCGCCGGTAGTCAACTGGTAGGTTCTGCCGGGTTGGCTAAGCAACTTTGTACCCCTGGCTCTCTTCGAGGGCTTGTACTTGATTCCGACGTTTTTGTACTTGATACCGTTCGAATCATTGACGGTCCAATCAGCCGTCAGCAAACGATTTCTGAATCCAGCTTGTGTTTTCGTTTTGGGTCCGAATTTGAGGCGTTGAAGTTTCACTTTCGACGATTGGTAAGCTTGCTTGACAGCTCGGCCTCCAGCATATACTTCTGCTGCGGTTCGGACGATGTCCTTGGCCATCGCGAGCGGAGTCTTCGCTCGAACAGCGGTCGGCCCCTGTCGCTTCCTAAGTCTACGTTTTGGCATAAATAATAATTATCACACAAGGGGTCGATTTTATTTCATTTGATTTATTTCGACACAGAAAGGGGTGGGGTCATTATTACCCCCACCCTCTGTGTGGTGTGTTAACTCCACCAGATAATTATTTCCCCGCCGGCCGCTAATAACCCGCATTTGTCATCCAACACCTGAGACACTTGTGGCGCAGGATGGGCAAAGCAAAAGAAAAGAAAGGTATATAACCAAGGGTGTTCCCTTTCCTTTTCTCATGTCAATATGTCCCGATCCCGGTCGTTCGTCTTCACCTGGAACAACTATCCCGACGACCACCAGGATCAGCTCGATGCGCTGTTCCCACGTTACGTATGCTATGGCTACGAGTGGGCTCCGGAAACAGGCACCCCCCACCTGCAAGGGTACTTGTACTTTGAAAACGCCCGTGCTCTCGGGGCCCTTCGCAGGTACTTGCGCGGAGTGCACGTCGATGTCGCTCGTGGAAGCCCCGAGCAGGCCATCACCTACTGTAAAAAAGACGGAGACTTCCTTGAATTCGGCGACAAGCCGCAAACGTCCGAGGAGATCGGAGCTTCGACGCAGGAACGTTACAAGAGAGCCTGGGATCTCGCCTCCGCAGGTAAATTTTATTATTAATGCAGGCAAAGTCACCGATGTTGAGCCTGAGCTCCTCATCAGACACTATGGCACCCTCCGAAGTATCAGCCGAGACTACATGGTTAGACCTCCTCAACTCGGAGGCCCTTGCGGAATCTGGCTCTGGGGCGCCGCAGGCTGCGGAAAAACAACCTCCGCAAACAGAGCCTATCCCGATGCCTATCTCAAGCCCATCAACAAATGGTGGGATGGGTATCAGGAAGAGGAGACAGTCATCGT